GCAAGCCGTTAAGGAAATGCTAGAGTCGAAGCGTGGTAAGCAGCGGCCAACTGTTCACAGGTTTCACGGATAACGACGCCGATCCCCTGGAGCTAATGCTCGAACAGATCGCTGAGCGTGCTGAGGGATTGAAGGGCGATCATAAAGCCGCCTACGACAATCTTGAGTATTACTCTCGCTACGTCATCGGGCATGGTGACAGCGATTACTCGGCTAATGCGCGGCTGCACAAGACCATCTACAACGCGTTTCAGTACAGTGAAGATGATCTCCTAATTCTTGCGCCGCGAGGCAGCGGCAAGTCTCAGAGTGTCAGCATCACGGCTACCACATGGGAGATTGGCAGGAATCCGCTATTGCGATTCCTGATTAGCTTCGCGTCTATGGAAGCGCAGGGCAAACCGTTCGCGCGGCAAATGGACGCGATCTTCACCAAGAACGAACGTTACATTGAGATCTTCGGCCAGCTTAAGCCAGACATTCCAATCAAGTGGGATGCTAGCGAGAAAATCGTTGCGCGGCCCGAGCCACCCGGAGGCATGAAAGATGCTACGATCACCCTTGTGGGCCTTGGGTCTGCTGTGCCTTCTAAGCGTTCTGATCGCATTATTGGTGATGACTTGGTTACTGGTGATAATGCCTATTCGAAGCTACAACAAGATCGTGTCGAGTCATTTTGGCAAACAACCCTATTCCCCACCCTCGTGCCTACGGGCCGACAGATCATCATCGGAACGCTTTGGTCACTTAATGACTTCTACCATCGAATTGCGGCTAGCTGGGGGCACGAGTTTCCGAAACCCCTCGTCATGGATACGGACAAACTGAATCTACAACGCAAGTTGCTGGAGATCGCGGCGTAGCAATGCCTAGCAAGATGATCTTCGAGCGCGCGTTTGAAGTGAACGACGATGGGTTCCTTGAGTCGTATTGGGAAGAACGCTGGCCGGTGAAGCGGCTGATTGAGATGTACACTCGAAACCCTGTGTTCTTCTCGGTTTCGTACCTGAACGATCCACACGGTTTGCAGGGTAATGCGCTGCTGCTTGATTGGTTGCATCCTTTCCTGCCTGAGACGCTCGCACAAGCGCGTGAAGAACATGGAATGGGTGTGACGTACATCGGCGTGGACACGGGGTCTGGCGGCACTGGAAAGGATCCCGACTTCTGCGCTGGTGTGAAGCTGGAGAAGATCGGCCAGCGTGGCTTTCTGACTGAGAAATTTAACAAGCGCCTGCCGCTTGAAACGCAGGGCCAGTTCATCGAAGATTGGGTAGCTCGCGTTGATCACGATTTCTTGTGGGTTGAGGACAACACCACGCGCGGGTATGTGTGGAAAGATCTTCAACACAATGTCAATGACGGTAAGGGTAGCAAGCACAATTTCCAGATCTGGGTGCCAGATCGTAAGATGGATAAGATCACGCGTTATCTGAGCATAGCTCCACGTTATGAGGCTTCTCAGATCATGGTGCCGGGTCTGGTGATTAACGGCAAGTTGGAGATCCACCCTGACTGGCAGGACTTTATCTCTGAGTGGACATCCGTGCCAACGGGCCACGATGACCTGCTTGACGCTGCGTATCTGTGCATACTTAAGGGGTTTGGTGAGAGTGAAGTCGTCGGCTTTATCATGGATGCCTTCGCTGGCGCTGTGGATAAGGCTGGTGATCAAGTCTGTGATAGAAGCGCACATCTGGCGTTCGGAAAGCCCATGAATGAGTGCGCGCGTTGCATGATCGAAGCCGCGATCCGAATCGTCGGAGAGCGCCTAGATGCTGGCGACGACGACGACATGCTCCCCATTGGGGCGGAGCACCACGGGCTGTTTCACTAAGCACTAGGAGCTTTGGTTAGCGCCCTATATATGGTATAGTGGACGCATGGCACGACAACACCACAGCTACACCGACTGGAAGCCCATTGTTCTCAATCCGAGAGCGGTGGATAGTCATCCAATTGAACTGTTTGATGATGTGAACGTGGAAAACTTGCAGCTTTGGATGGGCGCTTGTGGCCCCTCTGATAGCTACACTCTACGCTTCAAAGTGTTCGTCGATCTCAAGCAAGAGGCGCTAGATGCGCTGAAAGAGTTTGGGCGAGATCCGCAGGTGTACGCGTGGCCTATAGTCGAACAGTATGATGAGATCCGTGTCAGGCAACCTACTCCATCGTCACCCTGGTCAGTTACAGTTGGCGAAGAAACTGTGTCGAGTGGTTGGCTGTTGCAGGTTGATCAAAAAATGGTGGGCCGCGTAAAGGCTGAGATTCTACAGTCTGGCGGGACGCGCCGATTGCTACTTTACAGACTCGTAAGACGAGGCTAGTCTACCGCTATGCCGCTTGTGACAGGTCATGTTCGAAGCCGTACCTTAACGACCGCTGAGGCTGTTGCTAATCGCGAAGATTACACTTGGCGATCACTTGGCACTGGTGGTCGTGTAAACGATCTCAATCCAGCCATTAGGGATCGCGCCCAACGGCTCGCCGTCCAAATGGCGATGAAGAACATGCTGGCGCGGCGGCTGATTAAGCTTCGCGTTAACTACGTCATCGGGTCTGGTTTGTCAATTGTCAGCGATCGGCCCGAGGTTTCCATCGCGCTTAGCCGCTGGTGGAGCGATCCGTACAACGCGTGGCCTAAGCGTTTCCAGCACCGTTTGTTTGATCTTTACACTAAAGGCGAGTGGCTACATCGCCCTCTGACGGATACCAAAACAGGCTTTGTGCGTATTGCCGATATCAACACTGATGCTATCGCTGATGTGCTGATGGACGAGCGGGATCACGGTATCATTGACAAGGTTGTGATCCGCGAGTTGACCGAAGGCACGACGCGCATGAAAAATGTGATACTGCCGCTGATCAGGCATAGGCTGGATCCAGTCACAAACGCCTTGGAGAAAAGCCCAAGCGGCGATGTGTGGCTTCACACCATCAACAGGAGTGCCACGCAGACGCGGGGATCCAGCGAGCTTACGAGCTTGCTCGACTATCTCGAAAGCGTGGATAAGGCATTCTACGCGCGTATCGACATGCTGCGGGCGCTCGCTAGCGTGTATTTCGATCTTGAGATCGAAGGCATGTCTGAGGAGCAGATGCGGGCTTACACGAGCCAGCACAAAGCACTGCCGCCGCGTCCGGGTACAGTGTGGGCGCACTCGCCCAACATGATCATGAAGCCCATGACGCCGGACTTTCGGTCTAACGACATGGAGCGCGAGCTTCGCTTGTTCCAATCGCTGATCGTGGGTTCTGATGGCTGGCCCGGTATGCTGTTCGACGATCCAGGCAGCGCGGGCCGTGCTATCGGTAGTGAGATGGTTGACAGCGCCATGCGTAACGTGGTGTCGTTGCAGCAAGAGATCGATCCCATGCTATCAGAAGAGATGGACTACCATCTGGATAGCATTGGTATCCGTACCCGGCAAGTGGGTTCGGGTGAGAAGATGTATCGTATTATCTGGGCTAAGCCGAGCATTCGCGAAGCCCAGCGGTACGCACCTGCAATCGAGCGGATTACGAAGTCCATCGATCAGGCAGGCAAGGCGCGGCTGTTGACGCGAGAGGAACAGCGTTCCCTTCTCATTCAGCAGATAACGGAACTCGGCATATCTAACATCCCCATGAAGATCGAGTTGCCGGTAGAACTGGAGGAGGAAAATGATCCCCCTCCACCAATCGTCGGAGGACAACAGCAAAATGGCAATCGTGTCGCGGGAACACCACCCGTACAAATTCAAGCTCGACAGCCACGCGCGAGTGGATCGTAAGTTCACACAAGAAGCGCGTCGCACGATGAGTGAAGGCATCAGCAATTCCGCGAGAGATACGCTGATGACTATAGCTCAACCGGCACTCAATCCAATCGTGGAGATCTGGGCTACCCCAACCCACATCTTCTTTGATATGTTCGTTGACAAGCCAGATGATCCTGGCGAAGCGAACCAGTGGCGAATCGGCTTCAATTCAAACAACTTCCGCAGCCATATCCGAGACGCTGTTCTTGCTGTTTTGGATGAGGTGGAAGCTGGAACATTCGAGCAAAAGCACACCATCAAAAACTAATGCTCGGAGTGGGCGGATGTCCCCAGAACTGATTATCGCGTTTACCGGATTTCTTGGCGTGGTTTTCACGGGCGTGCTAAGCATAGCGACGTTTATCCGCGCTGGCCGCGTGCAGTCAGTTGTTAAAGATAAGGAGACGGGCCTTAAGCCTATCGGCGAGAAGGTTACGGCAGTCGAGTCTGTCGTGAACGATCCTGTCACCGGTGTGGTCGCGACTCATAAGTTGGCGAATTCGAATTTAGAGGTAGTTAGGCTAGAGCGAGAGTCTCTGATCGAGGAAGTGAGGCGGCTCTACGATCAGGCCAGGGTAGACTCAATGGATCGCGCGACGCTAGCGGCAACTGTAGCTAAGGCCGCAGTTGATGCCGCGCTCGCTACACCGACAGTGCCGCCCACCGGTGTGGAGTTGATACCGGTGAAGATCGCCGTGCCTGTTGTGTTTACAGAAATACCAAAGGATCCAGCATCATGATAGGCGGATTGCTTGGCCTGATCGTGCTGTGCCTGCTCATCTACCTGATCTTCATGATTGTGCGTGGTGGGGTTAGCGCAACCACAGTCGTGGTAATCCTGCTAGTCATTCTGCTGATCGCGTTGTTGTTCGGTGGGTTGAGGACAAGGGCATCGGTGGAAGCTGTCGAGTTCACTGAACTTACTAGACTAGTTGATGGCGAAGTTGTGGTGATAGACATCGCGCATGTCGGTGAGCTTGATGTGAATAGCTTGCCCGGCACGGCGGCTTCGCCATTCACGTTCACTGGTTTGAAGCGTACCAGTCCGGTTAACTTCCGATACGACGCTACAGGATCCCCTGGGGACTTTGAGTCTCAGATCGTGAATGGGCATTTAGGTTGGAATGGGATTAGCGCGGATTTCCTATACTCGTACGCCGGATCTGGCGGGACATCGCTTGCGCAGAATTCTTGCAGCGGCGCAAGCCCTAACGGACAAAGCACGGTGAACTGGGGTAGTGCGGGTAGCAATATCTTGGCGATGGCGTGCTGGTGGAGCAGCAATCTCAACGAGTG